TTAGGTTCCGATGCACCGGCACATTCACCGTTGCATTTGTTCCTCGTAAAACGTCTGCGGTCACAATGTACGAATACAGACCGACCTGGACAAAATCGCCAATCTTGAACAAATACGCGCTGGAACTAATGCTAGGCAATGATCCCAAGACTAACGTTTTGTTTGCGCTGGACGTTTGCCACAAGCATGCAGCAATTTGCGCTGACGTCATGTCGCCTTGATACTTGACATAGTTCAGCCAACCAGTAGACCCGAAATTTAGATACTGAGTCAGCGATTTGTCTGCAATCCGTAGCGTGTTGAGCGTTCCTCGATTCTGCGAATACAACAGATAATTCATCGGTCGCATGTCAAATGCAAACGGTACAACCGTCAAAATTTCAGACGTTGTTAGCTTTTGATTGCGGCTTAGAGTCTGGCCTACGAATCGCTGGTCATTGATCCCGACAGATTCGCAGATAGACAGAATGGTCTGTAGGCTCATTATTTACTCACCGGCAATGATCGTTGTGCAGATTGGTTTGCCGCCCAGACTGCCTGCTTGTTCCTGGCAAGGAAAGCAACACCCGACTGCGTGTCAATTGCGCTCATGTTTGCGATATACGGACCGTTATAGACTACAGACGGACCTTGCGACAATGCCTGGCTTACTCGTCCATTTGGAATGATCGTTCCAGACTTGGACGGAATAAACAGTTCTGGACCGTTTTCGCCCACAATTGCAGGACCATCAATAAAACCACCCGAGGCTTTGCCAGGCAAAGGCAGGCCCAACGGACCAACGGTAACCGTTCCTGTAGGCATTGCCCCAGCGAACCCAAAAGACCGCATACCTGCCATCACCAATTGCATTGCCTGAAACCGCAGCATCATCGACAAAATGTCTTGGATAACACTTTGGGCAAATGACTTGAAGTTTAGCTTGCCGGTCTTGACAAAGTTGTCAATTGCCGAATTCATATTGCTGATTGCGGAATTAAACATATCAGAACCTAGCTTGCCGTAGTTCTCAGAATCTTGGGCAAATTTTCTGAACGCATCCTCCCAGCCCTCTTTGAACGATTTGCGACGATATTCTTCTAATTCCAAACCGTCTTTGCGAATTCTAGATAGACTTTGTTCTGACCGAATCAGATCCTCAATCCTCGCTTTCTCAGCCTCAAATACCGCGCCTGCTCCCAAACGGGTTCTGGCATCGACAATTTGCTGTTCTAGCTCTGCAACTTTCTGTTTGGTGTTTAGTTCTTCCAGCGCGACCTTGTAAGCATAGTCGGTCATATACACACGGTTTTGCTCAAGATCTAACCGCTTTTCTTCAAACCCTTCCATTCGTTGAGCAACTTCAACCTGCGCCTGGATTAGCTTTATCTCTCGCTCACGCTCTGCAACAATTCGCTTGGAATTCTGAATGTGTTTTTCAGTCGCCAATGCCAATGCTGCTTGCGAATCAATATCAATAATGTTGCGTTGCTGTTCGGTCAGGTTTTCTTTGTTAAGTGCCTGCAACCGCTGGTTTTCAATTTGTGCCTTTTCTCGCGCAAATGCCAATCCAGACTCTTGTAATTGAATCGTGTATCGGTCAGTTGTCAACGCATCAATCTTTAGCTTGCCTTCTTGCTCAATGTATAAAAGCTGTTTGTTGGCAAGATCTAACCTTAATTGAGCAACGGTCAATTCCTGTCTGTTGGAAATCTCTCGCTCTGCGTTGATTCCCCTGATTGCCTGCCGGTTCTTTTCGTTGGCAACAGCAACAGCGGTTTCATATTCTTGCTGAATGATGAGTTTTTGTTCGTCGCTCAGATTTTCTTTGTTAAGGCTTTGCGCCCGTTGATTTTCCGCTGCTGCAAGTTCACGCGCCAATGCAAGGTTGGCTTCTCGAATTTGGATGCCGTATTTTTCAGCAGTCAGCGCATCAACCCGAATCTGGCCCTCTAGCCGAATGAACTGAATCTGTTGCTTTGCCAGATCCAACTTGGCTTGCGCTGCAACCAGTTCGCGCCTTGCAGCAGCATCACGTTGTGACGATTCCTCGCTGCCTGTCGTGCCAGGCTTGACTTCTGGTGCGGCAGATGCGGCTTCTGCAGCTTTTTTTGCATCGCCTTCAAATACTTTGACCGCTGCTAAATATGCAGCTGTCGCAGCACCTAATTGCAAAATTCCTTTTGCCCCGCCGAGTGCTTGCAACGCAGCAGAAACTTTGACGCCTTCGCGCCAAACAGCAATTAGTTTTGCTGATAACGTGACAAGTTGAATTAACCCGTTCAGCACAGCAACCGTTGTCAAAGCAACCATCGCTGCCTTGAACTTTTCGATTGACACTATTCCTTCGCGGGTAAAAGGTGCAATCATGTCGGCAAAGGCAATCTTCATGTTGTCGAAGGTTGCCGCCAAGTCATCGTTGACCCGTCCGACCTTTTCTATGCTTTTGGCATAGGCGTCGTATTGCGCCGTTGACATGCCAAGTTTTTGAGCGACTGCCTCGACCTCAATGCCGATGCCAGCTTTGCCTAGCATCTCTTTGACGGCTTTTACTCGCTCGTAAGTGTTGCCGATGTTGGCAATCGCTTGAAATACTCGATTGAGTGCTTGTTCCGGTGATAGCTTGGTCAGTTCGGAAAAGCTAATTCCGATCTTTTGGAACTGTGCAATAGCAGCTTCGTTGCCGCTTCTAGCATCTTCAATCTTGCTGAATAGCGCCGACAGCATCTTAGATGCGCCTTCAGCGTTGCCGCCGCTGCTTTTGATCGCATCTCGGAATTGCAGAGTCTTGGCAACCGATAGATCAAACCCTTTTGCCAAGTCTGAAATAGCATCGGAAAATTGCAACGTTTGTGTCATCAACGATGCAAGACCAACCGCCGACAGGCTCATCGCCCCGCCGAGCGTTTTCCAATGCCCGTATAGAGTCTTGATATTGCCAGCCAGATCGTCAAAGGCTTTTTGAAGATCCTTTGCGTCCTGCTTTGCCTTTTTGGTTGCCTGGTCCCATTCGACCGTTACCAGGCCCAGCTTGACCGACAATGACCCAATGACTGCCATTTATTTATCCCTTTTTGGCGTACTTGCCCCATTCCATTTCATACCAGATTGCCTTGCCTAATCTGTCTTGTATGTTCTGGATGTTGGATTCTAATGCAGGCCGAAGAAATGGCTGGGCAGGATTCTTGGCAGTCCCAAATTCCATCGCCAGCGCAACAGGCCGGTTGCTCCAGACCTGGCGTTCTTTGCCCTTTTTGGTGATAACCGTGTTGACAACGCTTTCCTCGCGCTTGGGGCTGGACGTTACCCGCACCATAAACGTTTCGCCCTGGTAGGACAGCGCTCGCTTGTCTCGGCCTGTAGGACGATGCGCCTTGATATATAGATGATCCCGCAACTGTCCCGATGCGACCGGTGCGCTGGCTTTTGCTGCTTGCAAGACAGGTTCAAAAGCAAATTCCATTGCTTTGCGCCAGATGCGGTCGGTTTTAGCTTTGCCGATTTCTTGCGATAGATCGTCCATCGCTTTGAACAACTCGGCAAATCCTTCTACCTTGACCTCACCGGTTGCCATGTTTGAACCTCGCAGCGTCAAAGCCTTGCGCCTGACTCATAAAGGCTAAAAGACTGTCACTAGCCTGTTGTGCTGGACTTGGTTCAAAATCTGGGTTGACGCTGTATTCGTGCACCCAAGGGAAAATCTGATCGACACGGAATGCAGGGGAATTCTGCGAACGGAAATAGTTAAAGACAGCAGCGGTCAACGGAGCGACAGCATCAAAGATGCCCCGATTGCCAAGAATGCCGTCTGAATACATAACCTGGATTTCCGTGAACAGTTCTTCATCAATTGTATCAATGTATTCTTGCTTGTGACCATTAAAAACCATCGCTGCTACCACTTGGGACCGCAGCGAACGTCTTAGTTTTTTTTTGCATTCTGATAGTCTGGCTTGATTGCTTTGTCGATAGCTTCAACAATCAACTTGACCACCTGCTCTGGGAATTCGGTCGTTATTTCTTCGTAAGACTCGGTAATAGGTTCACCAGTTTCGGATTGCAACAGATGGAAATACTGCTCTACCCGAGTCTCAGCCATTGCCGTCATCATTGCGACCTGGCGCATAGATGTGCCATTGACCATCACATCATCTTTGCCAACGACAATCTTTTCTTCGCCATCGTTGATGGCTTTTAGGAAATCGTCGCCAGCGTCTTTCAGCGTAGCCAGCAAAGGCTCAGAAAACCGCTTGTAGATCGCTTCAATGTGTTCTGGTTTGGGGTTCTGGATGCGCTCGTTTATCGCTTCCATCTCGTGTTTGAGAGGAATCCTGACCCGTAGGTCAAACGCAGCATCGTCGAATTCGACACGGATTGTCCGAAACTTTAGCTTGTCTCGGACTGAGGCAAAAGACGAACCTAGCTTTTTTGTAACTGTCATGTTTAGCCCTTCAGCATCTTGTTGTATATCGTGCTGTTCAATGCCAGCACATATTCAACCACTTCCTCCGGCGTCATCTTGTCGGCATGGTTGATTGCAATGCGGTAGGCCAGGTCGATACCAGTTACCTTCTGCTGCTGGAAACTGAACCAGTTTTTCTGGCCTGAATTTGCCTGGCTCCAAAGGAATCCAAGCAGATCATTTGTGTTTTGTATTGTCGCCATCTTGTCTACTCTTGTTTGATTAGATACCGCATCACTACAGCTTCAGCAGAGTCAGCGTCAGCAATTGCCAACGCTTCTGCTAGTTCGTCTTGGTCTACTTCGATGCCACGCGCTGCCAGAGCAAGATCGCCCTGGCAGGCAACAAGCATTTCAACAATGTCGTTGAGGCTCATTAGCTGTTGCTCCAACCGTATTGATTGCCTCGCGGGTGAATCGTAAAGACACACTTAGCCTCGGCACCAGGTTGAGCGTCAATCTGGAACTGCGAAACCCGACCATTGAACGCATAAGCAACGGTATTGGTGCCATCGTATGCCGACACCACAAACGTGCGGTCTACGGTTCCGTTGTAGGCATCCGACCGGATTTGCAGCAGCGCGGTATCGCTAGGATTCCAGGCAGCAGTAATCGTCATGCTGGTCGGAGCACTTTGCGTTGGGATTTTGTCCGATTGCCGGGAACCAGCAACCGAAAAGTTTGCCATCGCATCGTCTTGCCCAAAAGCAGGCACAGCTTCGACCGGCACAGCAACGCCAGCGGAACCCGTACCACCAGCAGCGGTTCCGACAATCGTTGCAACTTGCGCTGACCAGACCGACAGATTAGCGGTCGTAAATGCCGTCGGCGTTGCAGCGGATTGCATCCAAAGTGCTGCGCTAAAACCCGGAAGAACTTTATTCGGAAGTGCCATTTTCGCCTCTTAAGCGTTGTTGGACCAACCGTATTGGTTGCCCCTGGGGTGAATCGTGAAAACGCATTTGGCTTCAGCGCCAGGTTGTGCGTCGATCTGGAATTGGCTCACGCGACCGTTGAAAGCGTAGTAAACGATATTCGTGCCGTCGGTAGCCGAGATTACAAATGTTCGGTCAATCGTGCCGTTGTACGCATCGCCACGCATCAACAGCAGGTTGGCATCAGATGGATTCCAAGCTGCCGTAATGGTCATGCTCGTCGGCGCAGATTGCGTCGGAATCTTGTCGGACTGGCGCGAACCCGCAACGCTAAAGTTTGCCATCGCGTCATCTTGACCGAAAGCAGGAATCGCCTCGACCGGCAGCAGATTGCCGGAAACAGCAATAGGCGACACGCTTGCAACCAACGACAACTGAGCAACCGTCAGCGCGGTAGGGGTAGACGTAGGCTGGCAATACAGCGCAGCACTAAAACCAGGAAGAACTTTGTTGGGCAATGCCATGATTAACGCTCCGAATTGATGAACAGTCTTATGTTGGAATGTCCAGGGTGCAATCTAGAAAGACTTGCGCCAACTTGTCCTCGTTATCGTAGGAATTATATAACCAAATAACATCGGCTTTGGATATATAAAACCCGTTTGTCGCCCCTCCGAACAATCCGCTGTAACCGTGAAGCGACTGCAAAATTTGGTTGGAAATCGTAAACCCATCTTCAATCACTTGCGTAAAAATGTTGATCTGGAAGATTGGTCTGTCGATACCTTTTACTGATTGAACCTGGCCTGTGTAAACCGGTTGATGGACGTTTCGCAACATCCAGGTGATGAACTTTGGCTGAATAGCATAGTTCCGATTGAACGATGCGTAAACCGGCACCGGCGCGACAATCTGACTCAGTTGGTACTGAATCGCCTTGCCGTACTGGATTGGGTTTTGTTGCGTAGCCATCAGACTGCCGTCACCGGATCGTTTCGCACACAGATCAATGTCGCGGTCATGCGGTCATCTGCTTCCCGCACATTGTCAATTCTCCAGTCAAACCCGCGCCAGGTGATCGAGTAGGAATTTTGGTTGTCAATGATGGTCTTGACGTTGGGGGTGTAGTTCAGCGTCATCTGAACAACATCCGAATAGACTCGGTATTTCTCTGCAATCTTGACATGGTTGGCAACGGAATGCACCAACGCCCGAGTGCCAAACCACACGCTTTGCGTGGTGCTTTGCTCACCGAAATCAGACTTGCCAAATGACAAGTTATTGATTGAGATATTTTCAAACCGGGTGATTGCCATTACATCACCAGCGGTTTGTATGGACGAAGCAACTGGTCAAACCCAAACGGAATGTCTTTCAGGTTTGTTGCTGTGCTGTTGCTGCGGTTGTTATACAGATGCGTATACAACAACAATGCCGCTTGCTTAATGACCGGATAGGTTTGCAACGGATTGGCAACGGTCGAATACTCAACCATGATAGGCGCGGTCATGTTGCTGTTAATGTCGCTTGGTAGCGATTGCAGCATGACCTTATTGCCGCTGGGATCGTATTGATAGGTTGACGCAGCAATCGTTGTGATCGTTGCTGGAACATTGCTGTTGTAATACTTAACAGCATCAATCGTCAGCCCTGGCAGGCTCGAATACTGGTTCTGGCTGACCTCAGGCAGATCCAAACAGCAAGGCGTCGCCACCATGCTTTCTGGACCGTAGTAGACCCGATAAGTAACTGGGAAAATACTCAGCCCCAAGTAATCCTCGATTGCCTGTCGCACCGCCAATTCAAGCGATTGCAGATAGACGTCCTGGCTCTCGTCTTGATACAGGTTGATCTGCTGCGTAATTTCTTCCAGCGTCAGCCAGGGTGTAACCACATCCCGGTTGATCTGCTCAACTTTCTGATAGTTGAACGGATTGCGGGTAACGCCAGCAAACGGATAGCCAAGAACGTAATCAGTTGCCGACATTGCTCACCCTCAAGCTGCGCTGGCGCGAACACCCGCGAACGGATCTAGAACGGTGCTGACAACCCGTTTTTCTGCGTACATGGTCACAAAGCCTGGCGCAGTCTGTTCGTACATTTGAACATTAAATTGTTCCGTGTCGCCAATGGTCAGGAATCGAGGCCAATTCGCAAGATAGATCGGGAATGTTGCAGACAAGTAAGGATTCGGGATTACCGGGAATCCAAAAACATTACCGATAGACGCCCCGTCTTTGTCGCCAATCTCGAGGAACAACGGCAATCCAGCGGTATCTTTAAGCTGACGCAACGCAAGAATTAGATCAGGGGAAATGTGCCATGCAGTACCAGGCAGCGCCCAATACTGTGACGGCAAAGCCTTTGCCATGTCCACCATCTTATTGTACGTCACGGTGATGCCACCCAGGGACACCGTAGCAATACTATGGATGCCATTCGTGATTGCGGTCCCAGACGTACCAAACGCGCTTGCCGCTGCGCTTGTGTACGAATTAAGTCCACGCAGACCACTGGTCGCGCCGGTGGTAGTGGTGGTCGATCCGGCCTGGTCGTTGTTGGTTGCCATTGATGCGGCTTCCAGGCTCGAAAACTCAAGCATCATGTCCTCAACCAACGTCTGCGATAGATTGTTGACGTCAGACAAGACTGCAGTACGAATGGGAATCTGTGCAACTAGGACACGCACCGGAAGCTGCCAGATGGTCGTGTCAACATTAGGCGAACCCGTATCAGGGGTGAACGTATAACCCCAGGGGTTTGTCGAACTGGCAGCGTTACCAGTCTTTGCAACAAACTGAGCGTCGGAACCCGCAACGGTGATTTGCCGAGAACCCATGCGAAACGGGTTGGCATATCGTAGCGCGGCAAACGCATCGTCAAATACAACATTGCCACCAACACCAGAACCCGAACCGGTAATCGCAGAGGCTTCACGCAAATCAATGGTTTGTTTGCCGCCTTCGTGAATGGCTCGTTTGATTCCGTCTAGGATTTTTTCGGTCTTGGTCATCTTACATTCCTAAATAGTAGAAATGGGAAGGGACATATTGTCCCCTCCCTTTTCATCACCCGATCAGGTCGCAGTACCCGTCGAACGATAACGGACACCAGCGTTCGGATCGCGCACAGAAGTCGCCAAACGTTTTTCACCGTAAAACGTGATGTAACCAGGCAACGTCTGGTCATACCGGCGCATGACCATATTAAGACGATCCACAATGGTGTGGAACCGCGACCAATCCGCGAAATACATCGGATAGAGGCTAGACGTTCCAACCGCACCAGTCGTGGTTTGCGAAGGCGTGTCAAGATATTTGTTGACCACCACATCAAACCCAAGCAGACGCCCAACGATGCCGTCCGTTTCCAGCGGAGACATACGCTCAAACACCGGGGTACCGTTGGTATCCGTCAGACCGCGAATCTGCGAAAGCAAAATCGGGTTAATCAGGAACTTAGCATCCGGCGTCCAATACTGCTGCGGCAGCGCGTAGATAAAGTTGATGACGTCCTTATAGGTGATGTTCGCAGCGCCGACCGTGTTGGCATTGCTGGTCAACTGATCGTAGGTCGCCAGGTTGTGCAAACCGCTGGAGGAACCCGTACCAGACGAACCAAACGAAGCAGCAGAAGTCGTGCCGCCCGTATAGGTCGCATTCGCGCCACCGTACTGATCCAAACCGCGCAGACCATCAGCACCACCAGTCGTTACCGAAGTGCCGGTTCCGCTTTGGTCGTTGTTCTGAATCATGCTAGTTGCTTCAGCCTGGGCAAACTCAGCCAGCATGTCATCAACAACATTCGCTTCCAGTCCATCAATATCGTCCAGCGCAGCAGTACGAATCGGGAACTGAACGTTAATGTCTTTCAGAACCAGTTGCCAAATGCTCGTGTCCTCAGTCGTTGATGCGCCGTTGTTCTGGATCGCATAGCCCCATTGCGGTCCGCTGTTGCCCGTTTTCACGCGAAACTGATAGCTTGAACCATCGGTCGCAACGGTACGCGACACGCCACGCAGCGGGTTCCGCAGACGCAGAGCAACAAACACCGGATCGTAAGCAGTCCGACCGCCTTTGCCATCACCACCAGCGGTCAGCGCAGAGGCTTCAGCAATGTAGGCCTGGTATTGCGATTCGTCAGCAAACATCGCCAGTTCTTTTTCCAGCATCTTGCCGCCTTTGTAGAAAGACGCAAGTTGCTCACGAACCGAACGGTTCACATCAGCGCGAACGGTTTTGGCAACCGGACGAATGATGCTAGGAGCTTGCACAGAAGCAACTTTGGCTTCCAGCGCAGCAATCTTTTCCGAAAACTCGGTTTTGATCGCTTCAGCGGCAGACACAGCCTCCGCTTTGGCAGTCTCCTTGGTAGACGCTTCGATAGCGTCCAGTTTTTCGATAATCTCTTTCATTTGATCCTCTTGGATAGCAATTTGATAAGTTCCCGCTGCTCAAGTGCAGCGAGCAGTTCTTTGGTCGCTTCCGCATCAGAGTCGCTCTGAGTCGGCGCATTTTCAAGCTGTTCCGGTTCAGCATCACGCTGTTCCATCACACGCTTGAACACAGATGCGGCAGCGACCGCATCCTTTTTGGATAGCCCTGCTTCACGCAAAGCCTTTTCCAAAACCTTTAGATCAGCAGACCCATCAGGCCGGAAGAATT